AGATATTTTTAACGTTAAACCTATACTTTTTATCACCAACATCATAATTAAAACCTTTAAAGTTTTTATTAAACAATCCGTCAGTTTTTAATTTGAAAGTATTTTTTTGACGTTCTACAACTTTTTGATTCTCTTCTGATTCTTTGTTGTATCTATTAAAGAAATTAACAGCTTTCTGTTGTTCAGGAGTCAACTTTGACCCGGCTTTAATCTCTTCATAGTATTTAGACTTTTGCCCGTCTAAGTGGCTTCTAGCGCTGGCAACTTGCTCTTTAAACGCTAATTTTTTTCTTTTTATATCTCTTTCAGTATCTTCTTCTTCATCGTATGAAAAAGAGTCTTCCATTAAAAAGTTAATCTCTTCGTCTGTTAAATGTTTTTTAGTTTGTTTATAGTATTCTCTTAATATGCTATTGTCATCGTATTTACTATAATCTTGATTTAACCTAACATAATCTTCAACATCACCACCAGTTTCATCCATAAAATCTATAAGCTTTTGTATATTCTCTGGTAGCTCTTTACCTGTTTCTTGAGCTTCAGCTATAGCTTCTTTAGTTTCTTCAACTAATTCTTCAGTTTGTTCTTCAACTTGCTCTTCTGTTACTTCTTCAATAACGGGTTGTTCATCTTGAACTTGTTCGGAGACTTCTTCTCCGGTAGGTTTTTCATCTGTTGTTTCGACGTTTTCTTCGAGTACTTTTTCGCTAGTTTCGGATTCGTCGCGTACAGGAACCTCATCTGTGCTTTGCTCTGGAACGGCATCTTGTTCTTTTTTTGGTGGGTTATTTAAATCTACTTTGATGATATTATCATCTTCTTTTTTTGCACTAAGATCTACCTTAGTAACATTATCAGTAGTCTTTTCAGCTACTTTTTCTTTTTGTTTTTTTGCCATAATATAATATAATAATAATTAATAAATTTTATCTAGGATTAAAAGAGCTTAAATTAAAGTCTCCACTAAGTATATCATTACCTGCAGACTCAAAGTTTTTAGGTGGTTTACCTGTTTTTCTTTGATCTATAAGTTCACTTTGTTGTGTAGCTTGTATTTTAGTTCTTTCATCTTTACGATCTTCTTTTTCTTTTTCTCTATTTTTCATACCTTGAGTTTCCATACCTTTTAACTGCATATTATATTGAAACTCTAAAGCCATAAGTTGTTTTTTAGCCTCTATTTCTTGAGCCATCTTTTGTGTTTCAAGCTGAGCTTTCATTTGTTCAAGTTGCATTTTAGACTGTGTTAAAGATTGATCTTTTTGCATTTCAACTTGTGCTGCAGCTTGAGCTGCTTGCGTATTAGATTGTGATTGAGCTTGTATATTTTCTAATTGCATAGCTCTATCTTTTTCTTGTTTCTTTTGTCTTCTTATTTTTAAAAGTTGATTAGCTAACTTTATGTTTTTTATTTCTCTTAAATCAATAGCGTCTTCAAGCTCTATACTTTGTTGCTGTAAAGCCATTTGTATATTGTTTTCTAATATAGCTTTTTCTTCTTCATCTGGTTGTAATTCTATAAATATACCAAAATCATATAAATATAAACTAGACATTTCTTCTAATGTAGCTACATTATGAACACCCATAGCTTCAATAAAAGCTTCTTTCGTAGGAGAATATTCTAATATATCAGATATTCTAAGCGATAAACACTCAGCTGTTTCAGCTGTTAAAAATAAACCAGCATTTAATATATGCCTTGTAGCAGTGTTGCTATTAGCAGCAGCAAGCTTTTGAACACCAACTAAAGCGTTTTTATCTGGCATACTACCGTCTCTAGCTTCGTTTAAACCGGTTACATCACGTATCATTTGCAAATAATAATTGTAAGTTGTAATTAAACTTTGCATTTTATTACCACCACTACCACTTGTTATTTCTTGTATTGGTACTTTACCAGGATTTATATCTCCATCCTGAGTAAAAGATCTACCAATAACACTACCTGTTTGGAAAAACATGTTTAAAGCTTCTTGCGGATTATAGTTTGTACCGTTACCTAAATCAACTTCTGCTAAACCATCAGCATCTAAATAAACACCATCAGGAACCATACGAGATAATACTTGTTGTAACTTTAAATGTGTAAGCTGTATCATATCAGCAAAACCAGTGATACGTTTAACTAAACTCTCTATTTTACCATCGTACATACGAGGAGCTACTATACTGTAGTTCATTTTTACTTTAGTATAATTGCTTTTGGGCCTCATCATATTTTTAGCTATCTCCCATTTAAGAAGTTTATCTGTTCCTAGTATTAAAGCTCCATCATATAAAACTTCAATTGATCTTTGTAGTTTTGCAAAATTACCTTCTTTATTTTCTGGTGGATTAAAGTTATCATCTTTTTCTATAGCTTTTTCAGCACCAGTACCAGTTTGTTTTACTTTATAAACTTCGTTCATAAAAGTTCTATAGTTAAAATATAAAACTTGTATTTTATTTGTATCTTCTTTATCTGAATTATATCTACTTCTATTACTGTTTCTATGATAAGATTTATTGTTCATTATATCTTCTAAATCAGACTCTGTTAAAAAAGGAAACTGTTTAGCTAACTCATTAACAGGTATAGATTTAACTTCACCTACATAATATATATCATCAAAATAAGGTGAGTCGGTATAAGAATAAACTAAATCTGCAGGATCAACATATTTAATTGTTACACCTTCTGAAGTATTAAACTCTGTTTTAACAGCACCAATACCTAACACTGTTAAATCGTAATAAAATCTTTTTTGTATTAAATCATAGTTATTACCTTCAAACAAAGTATTTAAAGCTTGTTCTTCAGCTAACTCAACAGCTTGCTTATAACTTAACTGCATATGAACTTGTAACTCTTCAGGTGTTTCTGGAAGAATCATGCCTTTGTTTTCTTTAGTCTCTATATTAAAAGTATTTAACATCTCTTCGTCAAACTCTTTTAATTCCATATCATTTAATACAGACTCCATGTAGTTTGTTCTTTTTTCAACACCATTTGGTGACTGAGAAAAAGCTTTTATATCGTACATCCTACCAGCCATACCGTTAACAACTATATCTACAAACTTAGATATAATAGGTACAGGTGTCCAGTCTAAGTTAAGATAAGATAAATCACCATTAATAGATAATTCATCTTTGTATTTTTGTATAGATTGTTCACCTCTAGCATATAATCTTAAATTATGAAAATTATTATAGTTGTTTTTATATCTATTATTATTGTGATCATCATTAAACCACTCTGTTTCTATAGCTTTAGCAACTTTTAAACCATAGTCATAGCTTAACTTTTCAGCATCGCTTACAACTTGACTTGGAAAATAACTTTTATTATACGCCATATTTATCTTATTATTTGTGAAGTATTGCCAATGTTTTTATATTTAGCAATACTTATGTTTAGTTTTGTTTTTTCTACTTTAGCGTTTGGTCTATATAAATTTCTATTACAAGCCATTATCGCTAAACCACTACTAATAGTAGCATCAAATTTAGTTCTTTTTGTTATATCAAATCTAGCCCAATCGTTTAAAGTTTTATTAAAATATATATTACCATATTTACCTTCTTGCATATGGCCTACGTGTGATTGTATATACATTTCAATAGCAGCAGCATGCGCTTGTTTTATATCTTCACTAGAGTTAGGTATACCACCTATTTCTTTTTCTGCAGTTGATAGTTTATTCCAAACTCTATCTGGTCTATTCATACTATAACCTCTATACCCACGTCTTCTTAAATAATACAATAAACGAGGTTTATTGTTTTCTGCAAGTAATGGCATGCCGTAAAATACTAATGCCATTAAAACATCTTCAAAAAATATATCAGCTGTTTGTGGTCTAGCTATATATTCTAAGAAAAAATGGTTTGGCGGTGCATCTTCCATGCTAAACTTAGTTAAGCCGTGTAAAGCTCCTTTTGATCCTTTACCATCTACAGTACCGCTAATATCGTAGCTGTCGCAGCCAAAAGCGCCCATATGATCGTTGCCAGGGTATTTGATTCCATTTTTTAATATAATTTTATTTTGTAAATGACTTGGAGGTACCCAGCTAATATTAAATCTACCTTTTGGATCTGGATAAAATATTACTTGAGTATCTTTTACACCATTAACCCATTGAAAATTACCTACACTAACACTTTGTTTAGTA